TGGGGTTGGTACTGAACAACAACCATATAGTGTCACTGGGGTTGGTACTGAACAACAACCATATAGTGTCACTGGGGAACATAGAATCATCAATTTCATATACGCACGCACACACACGACATGGAAGATTATTCAGCAGATGGCTCAAGTTTTTTCGTTGGACCAAACGATTGGGCATTCATTCAAGGAGTCAACCGTGAACTCATTGATGAAGTGATTGATACCAGCATCATTCTTTATCAGGTGCTTCCGCAACAGACATACACAGACTTGTATGGCGACGCTCCGGATGGCAAAGTGTACAAGACCCCATTATCTATTGAAGTGTTGATCAAACCACAAGAACAGCAAACCCAACGTCAAAATGCAGGTGGACCTGAAAAGACGCAAACATTGGAGTTTTCGGTTCAACGGGAAGTGCTCAAAGAGTTGGATGTGTACCCACAAGCAGGTGATATTGTTCAATGGTCAAATCTTTATTACGAGATCAAAAATACCACGGACAACAAGCTTCTTGCCGGTAAATCGTATTACCGACATGGCGTGACAGCAACAGCCGAATCTACACGAATCAGCAAAATTAACATTGTGAACCCTGATCAACACGAGTGATCTTTTTTCAGAAGCATATACAAGCCCTCTAAAAGGCGTTCAAATATTTTGGGTGTTGTCCCACCCCCACAAAAATCAAGAGCCACACAAGGCTCTACAGAGCATTCAAGAACACATGGCTTCGTTCAATGAAAACAATCAAAGCGTTGAAATCAACCGGATCCGTCCCGATGAAAACAAGGCGTATGACAAGCGACGAGACACCGACGATCAAACGGATTTGTCCATTGGCCTTGAAGACGTAGATCGTGCTATCAAATACCAGTTTGATCGTCGGTTCAATCTTGAAATCAATCAAGCCGGAGAACGCGTTCGGGTGCCGGTGATTTGGGATCAGCAAGAAGATTGGGCATGGGCGTCCAAGCAAAATTCGTTGACCACGCTTGGGGACCGAGTTGTGTATCCAATTTGTGCAATCAATCGCACCAATGTTTCACGAAAAGCGGATATTGACACATGGCCTTCTCGTTTCAATATGACACCGGGCGTGTACAAGTCAAGCCAGACATGGAGTCGCAAAAATCGGTATGACAACTTTTCTGTTCTCACGGGCCGAGATCCGGTTCAAGAAACATTCACAATTCATGTTCCCCGTTATCTTGAACTCACATATGAGATCCGCATTCTCACAGAGCAAATGCAGCAAATGAACCATGTCATTGAACAAATCATGTTCAATGACCGAGATTATTGGGGCGATCCGGAACGATTGCTGTTTTATACGCGCGTAGATGATTATTCACCCGAAATTGTAAATGACGATAATGACAGCAGATACATTCGTCTCAACATCAATGCCCAAGTAAACGGGTACATTATACCGTCCGACAACTTTTACGAGTCTACAACCACCAAACAACAAAGCGTTGCACGTGTTGTCACCACCGAACGAATTTTGACCAAGCAAGAAATGCAAGCTAAGTTTGAATGACATGAGTGAATTTTACCCAAGAGTTGTTGTTGATGGACGCGTTGTTCCCGAACCGTCTCAAGAAAACATCCAACGTCAGTTTCTTTACATGGGACCTTCAAGTCGTGGTCCCGCATTCATCCCGACGCCAGTTGAAAATGAGTCACAGTTAAATCGCGTGTTTGGCACTGGCTCTCCTGTTACGGATTCATTGCAAGTCGCGTTGAAATCCGGCGTTCCCGGAATCTCTGTTCAACGTGTTGTGGATGTGGGGTTAGCCAATGTGACACGAAACACGTTGGTCATCAAAGATGATTCCGATGGAACAATTTTTGCTGTTTATATCATTGACGAAAATGCCACCTTTTCTGATGTTGATGTTTCGGGGAACGCCAACGAATTCATTGTTGAACTTCTTGACGCATCCGGAAACGTTCAATCTTCATACACCCGATCATTGAACCGTTTCAACGGCAACTACATTGAAGATCAACCAATTTCGGGGTTGTCGTTGTATAAGTCGTTCACACAAACTCAGCAAGAACGTCTCAACGCAACTCTTTCATATTCACAGTCGTCCATTTCATTTGATGGCATTGCACGTCCGAAAACCCCTTGGATCACAAGTCAAAGCTCGTTTCCAAACTATGAGAGTGTGCCCCTGTTCCGATTCGTGATTCCCCAGCAGGGCACACAAGAAAACCGCGAAATCAAAGTTTCCATCACCGACATTCAGGATGGAACGTTCACGGTGCTTGTTCGGGAATATCAAGATAGTGATTTCAATCCATCAATTCTTGAATCGTTCACGAATCTTTCTCTTGACCCCGATCAAGAAAACTACATTGCCAAGATCATTGGGGATCGTCAACGATGGTTTCAAAACGGCAATGTCAATGTTTCAGGAGAATATGACGGGCAAAGTCAGTACATCCGGGTTGAAATGGGGCAACAAAATCTTCCCACTGAAATCAAACCATACGGATTCCAATCGTATGACCCGGTTGTTGAATCAAGCTCTTCATCAACAATCCCAAGTGTCCGATATGTTGAAAGTCAAAAAATCGGCAAAATTGCACAGTATGCAAAGTATCAACGCAACACGCTTGATGACCTGTTTTTGGGGTTTGATGCAAAGAGTGCAGACAACATGGAGTATCTGGATGGTGTTCCGTCCAATCAAGATCAAAATCCCAACCAAGAATTCAACATTGATGATTTGAACTCGGGGGATATTATTCAAGAACAGTTCACCGTTGCATTTCAAGGTGGTTTTACCGAGATTGAAGATCAAAACAACACCAAACACTCGGGAATTGATTCCACGTCTCAAAATCTTTGGGGGCTGGATGTGTCATCAACGACCGAATCCGGGTATCGTGCATTTGAAACCGCGTTTGAAATTCTTGAGAACCAAGCCCAATTTGAGTTCCAGACCATCACCATCCCAGATGCACGGTTGCAAGAGCATACATTGCTTTGTGACCTGTGCGAGTCATTTTGTCGCCAACAATCAACGGTGTTGTTTCCAGTTGGGTATTTATTGCCCATAACAGACTTTTCATCCATCACACCCCCCACCGAGATCATTCAATCAAGTTTTGTGGCATGTTATCATGGATGGGTTGATGTTTCGGACACCGTTTATCCGGCATCCAACTTTGTTCCAATGGCATTTTATTTGCACGATCAACGAACGCAGGAACAGGTGTCAACACCATCCGGAGTCACAACACGAATCACTGGAATTGGCGGGTTGGAACGCAAATATACAGTTGCCGAACAAGAACGCATTCTTGAAGCACAGTCCAACACAATTTCCGATTTTGAGTTTGCTGGGGTTGGATTCGTGGGATCCGAAACGCTTGCTTCGCGTGAATCAGCACTTTCCCATGTTGCAACCCGACGAACGTTGAATGATATATCACGAGATATTCAAAGCCGGGGTAGAAATTTGCTCTTCTCTCAAACTTCAAATCAAGGCGAAATAGAACAGGCAGTTTCAGACATCCTTTCTTTCTATGTGGACGGAAGTTCTCTTTCCCAATTTGAGTTTGGTGTCAGCACCAACAACAATGCAAACGGGTTCATTGTATCTACATTTCTTTCATTCCGAGAATTCATAGATGCCCCGATACAGGTGGACTTTGTGGTATCCTAAAAATCGGTGAAGTTGCTAATGAGGCGGATGATTGTACTATATATTTGTGTGGCAACCATTTTTCATGCAAGTTATATGAATACAACATAAATGAACACGCCCATGAGCCAATCCAACCCAGACAAAACAGTTCTTAGTGAGGCCGAACTTGATAAAGTGCGATCACTCAAAGATGAACGGGACCGGTTATATTACCAAATTGGGTTCCTGGAGTATCAAATCAAGTTGCTTCAAGACAACATAAAAGAAACACAGGACATGAAACAGAAGTTCTATGACAAACTTCAGGAATTAAACTTGAAATCAAAAAAAATCGGCAAAGAATTGACCAAGAGATACGGATCTCAAGAAATTGATTTGGAAACTGGTGTCGTTGGCGGGGATGCTTCTTGATTGCACGAATGATCAACGCACGTTTCAAAAATAACACAAAAACTTTTCCAACACAAACATAAACAAAACACCACATAAATTCCATGAATGAAAAATTTGTATCTCCCGGCGTCTTCACGACCGAAAATGACCAGACATTTCTTCAACAGGGTGTTAGCCAAATTTCGGGTGCATTTGTTGGTCCAACAGAAAAAGGCCCCGCGTTTGAACCTGTGACTGTAACATCTCCACGTGAATACATTGAAACGTTTGGACGATCCGGAACATACTACACAGATTATGCCGTGATCAACTATCTGAGAGATGCGGCGTCCGCAACTGTTGTTCGCGTTCTTGGTGGCAGTCCATCTGGCGTGGATGAATCAGTGGCCGGATACACGAGCGACATTTTTGAGATCCGGGAATCTGTAGC